GATGTCCAGATATACGCCGCCCACTGCGTAGATCAGCAGATACCGAAACAGATCCGATCTCGCCGCGCCGTAGCTAGGATTAATCAGGTTGTACGTGTCCAACATCTCCTGACCGTAGTGCTGCTTGATAAACTCCACGCAGTCATCGTCGGTATAGAAGTTGTGCGTCCACCCCGGATTTTTAGCTACAAGCGAGGCGATGTTCTCTTCAATTTTCGGGTGTAATCCCGTCCGTTTGAAGAATGTCTGATGGATCTGTTTCGGGATCATGGTTTAATCAAGGAGGAGTGGTAACAGAACCGTTGATGACATCAATGACTGCCATCCAGTTAATGCTAGACGACATGCCGTAAGGCGTACTGTTAATACGAACAAACGTACAATTCACCATTAACGCAAAACCGGGCAAGCTTCCGTCATCATTATCCCCATAAAAAATGAACGACGGGGTAATTGAGTTAAATCGTTTTAACAAGCTGCCATCTTCAGCGGAAATAATAAAACCGCCTTCGGCATCGGCGTTTGTCGGGCTGACAATTTGCACCGTAATTCTATCGCCAACAGCGGCGCTAGCCGGTAGCTGGTACGTGCCGGGGAAATCTGCGGTATTAATAGTTACAACAGCGCCACCACCGCCACCGCCACCACCTACAGGTGTCCAAACGCCATTAACAAGTTCTTGGAAACCGTTTTGTGACCGGAACGGACCGGATACCGTAGACGTACCCATGATTATTTACCTTGAGACTGTTGTTGAGCCGCCCACCACTTCAGGAGAGCTTCACGCTGAGCGGGTGTAAATTTGGATAGATCAATCATGATGCCCTCTGATTAAGGAAGTAGTTGTAGAAAAGGGTAAACAAACGGATCCCCGATTGGTTCAGAACCATAGCCCTGAATTGGAACAGAGGTTTGCTGGAAAAAAGCCACGGTACCAAAACCGGGAACCGTAAGATCTGGAAGCCTAGTAATTACTAGCGGCGCAACATCTTCAAAATTATCATAAAGATACATTGTGTCGTAAATTCCGGACGAATTAGTCGTTTGGGCAAAATAAAACTCAAGTCCGGTTTGTACTTGATTAAATAAAGTTGGATTAAATACTAGTTGAGTAATGTAATTTGCGGCATAAGAATTGCCATAAAACACAGAAAGCAAAACTCCGGGAATTGTTGGCAATTTAATTGCCCACGCAGTACCACCGCTTTGCCCAACAGCTAGTTTTATTGTGTAAGATTGGCCGACTTCAATTACCGGCAGTTGAATTATAGTGCCCGCAGTCGGACCAGTTGGGGGGTCAGCCAGTTTGTTATCAGAATAGCGGTTATCTGGAATACCCATCTGAGAAAAACTATATTGGCTACCTAAGTAAACTATTTGAGTGGAACTCCCCCCACCACCAGCGACAGGGACCCACTGACCGTTTACTAATTCTTGGAAACCGTTTTGTGACCGGAACGGTCCTGATACCGTTGAAGTACCCATTTTGAAACCTCACATGCGAGTCACGTATCAGTCTGCATGTCGTCGCCGGGTCGTCTGATACGCTGGATTTGGATATCCCGGATGGCAGAGTTGTACCACGAGAATAGATAAAAAGAAAGGGGGGCCGAAGCCCCCCTTCCCTACACCCCGATTAGGCCGGGGGGGTCGGCGCTGCACCAGCCGAGCCATAGACGCCCAGCGGATCCGAAACACCGAACGAATAACGCTCACGGGCCTTGTACCGAGCATTGCCGGTGTCGAAGTCTGCGTCCATACCCGTTTGCATCGGGGTACGAATGAAGTGCTTCAGACCGTTGGGCACGTCGGTGGTCAGGAACCACGCGTTGTTATCAGTCAAGAAGTGGTTAATCGTGTAACCCTCGGGGATCGACCCGTTGTTCTTCAGGGCGTTGATGTCGTTATCCGTCGTACCGACACGAAGCTCGGTCTCAAGAATACGAGTTGCAACGAACTGAAGCGACGGCGGGATGATCAGTTTCCGAGGCTTAGCAGCGATCAGCAGACCACGTTCGTCAGTCCACGCAGCGATCTGAATAACTGCATCTTCAAGCGCAGTCTCATTCAGATCCGTGGCAACGGCCGGGACGTTGCTGTTAACACCACCATTGACCAGCGGGTGATTAGCCGAGAAGAGCGACTGACCGTCGCCGTACACCACAGCGGGATCAAAGCCATTGTTCAGAATCGCAGCGGCTTTAACTTGCTTGGTGTACGCCATCGCGCGAGCGAGCGCTTTGGTATAACGCGACGAGAGCGTGTCGTACAGGTTGTCCTCCATCGCCTCTTCGGTGAGGGAGAAGCCCATAGCGATCGTCTCGTGGTTGTACCGAGCGGTCCACGCCTCTTGCGCGTTGTCGTAAGCGATGGCAGCACCCTCGCTCTTGACCGGCGCAGCCGAGAAGCCCGACAGCTTGGTTTCCTCTTCGAACGAACGCTCAGAGGTCTCGGTGGCGAAGATTTCTTTATGCTCTTCGCCGTACCGCTTGTACTCCATACCAAACAGGGCATTAAGTCCCGGGAGGAGTTCTTTCAGTAGTTGTGCGCGTGAAATAGCCATTTTTTAGAACTCCTTAGAGGATAATACTGCCGGTCGAACCGGGCCAGTAATACTCGTGACCGCCGCCCCACTGCTGGCCGCTGTACCCGGTTGCCGAGTACCCGGGCATGTTCCACTTGACGATCAGCTCCACAAAGCCTGCCGAAGTGGCGGTCTCAGGAACCACATCGACAACACGAACCGGCATGAGCGGTTGTTGAACAATATAGAGCGGGTTGGCTACGTCCGCCACGCCATACAGACTGTTGCCAGTCGTGGTATCGCCTGCGTTAACCGCAACCAGAAGATTGCGCCCAACGTAATATGCGTTCGCATACGCCGGAGTCGTACCAGCAGCGTTGTACGGATCTTCGTAGTACGAAGGTACGTTCTCTACGAACACAACCTTGAACAGCGCGTCCGGATCATCCACAACGTAAGCTTGGATGTCATCAGCAACCGTACCTGCGGGGTAGTATTGCGAGAACATCTTCTGCTTGGTGTACGGGTTCGTGAACGAGCAACCCATGAACACGCCAATGGTGTACGGGGGTAAAGCCTGCTCTGGTCCTGTGACGCTCGCGCCAAACCAAGACATACCTTGGACAACCACAGTGCCGTCAATAGGCAACATGCTGCCGCTGTCACGAAGGATCTTGACCGGATCGCCGTAGAAGATATTGGTGTTGTACCCGCTTGCGATCTTGAACATGCGGGTGCTACCTGCGTACGGCTGACCACCAATTAGATTGATGGGCCGGAAACCGTACGGCTTAACTACCTGAGGGTAAGCCATAGTTAGCTCCAAAATTGATGAAAGTTATTCGCCTTTGCCGAAAACAACCTTCGATTTGCGCTCATTGAAAAGCGGCATACGGGGGTCATTCTCACGCATCAGACTGTTATCGACCGCCTGCATCTGGGAATCAGTAATCCCCTTGAAATGCGCGTTTCGGTCTTTAACAAACTCGACGGGAGTCTTGCACAACATCAGGCCACCAACCACGATATTGTCTTTGAACCGGTCATTTTCGCCGGGTAGAGTGAAAATCTCGGGGTGATCTGAAGCTCGTACAGGTTCCCATCCCTCACGGAACTTTGAGGACACATTCTTGGCATCGACTTGTCCACCCATACTTAAACGAACCCAGCGATACGCCCAGCCCGGTTCTTGATTCGGAATAGGTAGCCCATCAGCACTCTGCCACTTTTGACGGCGGACAAAGTTATTGCGGGTATCTTGTTCACGATTCGTGCGGTTTTCTCTAGTCTCAGCCATTTTGTTTCCTCAGTTCTAATGCAACCTGTTTGGCGTACTCTTCCAGCGGAACTCCAAGCTTCTTAGCCAGAGCTACCTGTGTACTGGTCAGCGTGATTTTCTTGGGCGCAACGCTGCGGCTCGCGGGAGCGACAGGATTACTCTTTTGGCGCGGCTTGGGGGCCGGTTTTTCATCTTCGTCGTCTAAGTTCGAGTCCTCGAACTTATCCGGGAAGAGCTGCCGCATCCGAGTATCGATGCGTTGGTAATAATCGTCGCTGCGAGTGTCTACACCCTCGCGGACCAACTTTTGATGCAACCCCAGCGCGAGGCTGGTCATCTCATCGTCCTGTCCAAACCACGTATTAGCGCGTTGCCACGCTTCCGCTTTTGGATCCGGAGCGACTGCTGGGGCGGATTGTGTTTCTTGTTTTACATCAGTTTTTGGCGTTTGTAAAGGGGCTGTTTTAGGTGGCTTGTAATTAGCCAGCTTATCGAGCTTGATCTTCGCATCAGCGATAGCTTCTTGCGCAGCGGTTAGTTTCTCCGCTTCACCAGAGTCATACGCCTCTTTGAATTCTTTCTTCGCTTTCTCAAGCTCAGCAGTAACCCGAACTTTCGCCTGTTGGACCACCATTTCCTGCGTCTTGGTGGCGCGTTGTTTTAGCGCATTATTCTCATCGATGAGTTTCTGCGCATATCGGATAGCCTCTTCTTTCTCCCGCATCGCAGCTTCTGCTGCGCGACGCTGGTCGTGGTAACCCTTGGAGAAATGCTGAATCCGCTTCTTGACCTTCTCGGAATACTCAGCAAGCTCGTCGTCAGTTACCTCATCAGGGGGAGTGGACGGTTTGCGGTTTCGATCTTTGGCGGGCGTGTCATCAACCACCTCGATCTCAATCTCGTCCTTCGGATCGTCCTTAACCGCAACTTCGGGTTTCGGTTTGGCTTCCAGCTTGGGTTTAGCCTCCGGTTTATCCTCTACATCAAGCAGAACCTCTGACGCCTTAACTTCGATCTCGTCAGGCTTCTGATCTTTGGCGATCTCGTCCGGAAACTTAAATTCAACTTTTTCGAATGGCATAGTTCACCTCATGCACGCGTGATGCCACGCGGATCATCAACAACAGCCTCGATGCCGTCGTCGTTCATAAGCCGATACTCGACCCCACCAACCTTGAACCGAGTGCCCGTGTTGGCCCTAAACAATACATACTGACCAACTTTGCACCACGGACCCGTGGGATATCGCTCGGGGTCTTTGTACGCTTGCTCGCCCATATCTAGAACAAGTCCCACCATACTAAGGACGTGCTCGTAGTACATCGTCTTATCGGCCTTAATCAGACCAGACTCGTACGTTTCTTCGATCTGAGGTAGAGCAATTAACAGCTTGTAGCCGACCGGTCGTGGAATATTACTTTCAAGCTCCTCGTCGGTCATCGGGACTTCAGTAGTATCAGTCATCATCAAGTTCCATTTGATGTTTCGCAAGGTCATACACTTCACGCAGTGCGGTCTCTAGACCCCGGATCAAGCCGCACAGTTCGCGGTACTTAGCGTAGTCCGTTGCGGAACCAGCGCTAAGCATCTCGATAGCAGAAGAGCGATGCTCTTCGATCTTTTCTTTCAGCACGTCATAGACGGTCTTAGCCACGTATTACTCCTTGGGTTTCTTCGGAGCCTTAGTCTTCGGGGCTTCTGCCGATTTACTTGCCATTAGTTTGTCCAACACCGCCGCTCGACGGTTCCCTCTTGCTTCATTCCGTTTATCTGTACGCGCAGTAGCGCCGTTTTGCATCTCAATCGCTTTAGTCAGAAGCTCCATGCGTTGCTTGCTCTGCGACTCCTGCTTCTTGTTATCCATGTCGGCTTTTGATTTCTGCGCCTCGATAACAAGTTTGCGAGCCTCAAGCTCAAGCTTGCCCTTCGCAAGCTGGATGTCCGCCTGATCCTTCTGAGCCTTGCGCTGGACTTCTTGCTGCTGCGTCTGAAGTTTCTGCTGCTCGATCTGGAAGAGCGGATCTTGTGCTTGCTGCTGAGCCTGTTGTTGCTGAGCCTGCTGCGTGTGCTGCTGTGTAAGCTGACGAGCCGCTTGTGCGACGAGGCGGGACAACTCGACCTCAATGCTTTCTGGCAACTCTGCATCCGGCACAGTAAGGTCAGCGCCAAGCCGCTCTTCGATCTGTTTGCGATAGTTGAACCCAAGGTGCTCTGCAATGTGAGCTTGCAGCGCAGCCATAATCTGCTGGGCCTGCGGATTCTGACCAATCGTCTGCATGATCATCGGATCCTGCATGAAGCTCATATGTGTTGCGATGTGAGCCTCGTGGTCTTGGTAGATGAATGCCTTGAGAGGCTTGCCGACTAGTACAGACATGTTCTCACTGATCGGATCACGCGGCTTCTGGTCTTCCTGCATCGGGACAATCTTGTCCGCGTTCTTGATCCCAAGCACTTCCAGCATCTGTCGATGTAAATACTGGAGGTCATAGATCTGCGGCGCGTCCTTCGCCATCATCATCGCGGCTTGGTACTGGACAACGCGCTGCGCCATCGTGGCGCTATTGGGATCACTGACCGGAATGACTTCAACCTGTGCGTAGTCCGCAGCCCGCGCCCGACGGTCCACCCCCTCAGGGATGTAGTCATATGGCTCGTCCGCGTACTCAGCAATGATCGCCTTCAGGAGCTTGAACTCCTGCTTCATCGCGAAGTGAACACGCGCTTGGACCGCAGCCATCGGCTTGAGAGTCCGCTCCAGAATCGCCAGCGTGGTACCGACCGGTGCCTGCGCACTCATGTCAGAGATATTTAAATCACTGATGGCTGCGAGCCTACGACCTTCTTGCGTGATCTTTTCGAGAAGTGCGGCCAACACTTGGCTCGGCTCTTTGTACGGCAGCGGCAGGATGTTGTCTCGGATCGTGCCACTGGGCACATCCACATCTCGGAACTCGCCCGGTGCGACGGGGGTCTCGTCGCCCTTGATCCTCAGTCCACGAGATTTAAGACCTCCCGGAAGATTTGAAAGAGTGCCAGCGTCAACGAGTTGGCGAAGGATAGAAGTACCTGCTCTAGCGTATCCACCCACAATGTGAATGAGGCCGAGATGGTAGAAACCAAATCCGGGAATGTACCCATAGTGTACGAAGAACTGCCGTTTAAGTTGTAGATCATCATCGGGTTCCCAATTGCGGCGGATCGCCAAGACAGTACCGGTACCCTTCTCAATCGTCACGATATAGGGCTTGGCAAGCCCATCCTCATCATCGACGCCCTCAATAATCAGATCCGCGTGGATCTCATAGAGCATGTACCGATCATCAGAGGTCAGGGTGTAGCCGTTTTCTTCTGCCTTGCGCTTCTCAATATCAGAGAAGAACGACACCGGCTCGCCAAGCTCAACGTCGCGGTAGAACCCGCTTGACTGCATAAAAGCCATCTCGTTCTTGGTCTTACGCATCGTATGCGTGACCCGCTCAGCCATCTCGATATGAGACGCCCCGTATGGGACGATGACTTCTTCTGCTGCTATATAAACAGAGACCTGCCGACGCAAGCGGGGGTCGTAGTAGACTTTCTTGAACGCAGACCCGGCCAGACTCAAGCTAAACAACATCCGCTCATGCTCTGAGCGGTACTCCACCATCCGCTCAGTCAACTGATAATTCATATCCGCGCGAACACGTTCAGCGGAAGCTTCCTTCTCTTTCGTTACTTCCCCCAGAATCTTAGCCTTGACCGGACCCGCAGCCGGGAACGTCTCGCTCATCGTCTCGGCTTGGAACCGGATCGCAGCTTCAGACAAGACGGTGGAATACACACCGCACGCGTCCTCCCACGGGTCCGTCCGTTCCTCGTACTTGAAGCCTAGAACCTCAAGTCCCTTGACGTATGTATCAGACCAATCCTTGCGGGAAGTAATGTCGGCTTCAACCAGCTCGGTGAGTTCAGAAGAAAGGTTAGTAAGAATGCGCTCGTCAAGTTTTTCAGCAAGGTTTGAGTTGAACTCATCTTCTTCTCCGGCTTCTGCTTCCGGCATGAGTGTGATCTCTACACTGCCGTCGTCAAGCGTCACCATCTCCGGGTTTACGATCTCAATATCAAGAGTCTCGCCATTTAGCGGCATACCGGTCGGAGCCTGATAGACGCTTTTATCAATCATGTTCGTTGCCATGACCATTTCCTAATCAGTAGTACGCGCCACGTCGGCGACGGAACCCACGCGGCTCTTCAGGCTCATCATTGGGCAGGCGAATGAACCCCCCTTGCCGGAACCGCATCAATGCTAGTGTAGTTGAATCAACGAGGTCGTCGTTAGCCCCGCTTGGGAAATCATTACATTCCTCGATTACTTCTTTAGCCCACCTGCGGTCGGGTGCCCACACAATACCGGATGCAAATAAATCCGAGACAGCATTCACGCGGCTGATCTTATCCTGACCTTTACCCGGCGTAAACTCGCCCACGGGCACACCCATGCGACGAAGCTCCTGATACAACGCTGCGCCGTTGGACTTCTTTTCAACCATGAACGCATCAGGCTCCCACTCCTTGTACTGCTCGATCACGAGCTTCTTTAAGTCCGGGAACTCCAAGCGCCGCTTGATCGAGTTGAGCAGGATGATGTTGTAGTTGTTGACCTCTTCATTAAAGAAGACGCCCCACGTCGTCAGCGCGTTATAGTCTGCACGTGTGTTGGTTTCTTGCGCCGCATCCAGACTCATGATCGTAAATTCACAGTCTGGTGGCTCTTCTTTATCCCAAATCTTCCACCACTCACGCTTAATCAGTGCGCCTTCTTCGGAAGTGGGGTTCTGCATGTACTGGGCTTGCCAGTACCGGATGTCAAGGGCTGCTTTCTTGGCTAAAAGCTCTTGTAGTGACCAGAATTCAGGCCAAAGTGGCTCGCCGTCGTCCTTAATCGCCGGAAAATCGATCACTTCCCACTGATCTACCCCGGTTTCTCGCTGCATTTGGTTCAAAATCTGGCCTGTGAGGTCCAGTTTTGACCATCTTGTCATCACAACGATAATAGCCCCATTAGGCATAAGACGCTGGATAGGCCCAGATTGAAACCACTCCCATGCAGGTAGAAAAACTTCAGGTCGTCCGGTCTTGGCTTCCTGCTCAGAATGTGGATCATCGATAATAAATAGGTGAGCCCCCCGGCCAGCGAGAGCACCCCCAACGCCTGATGCAAAGTATTCGCCACCAAAGTTTGTCCCCCATCTAGAAGCTGATTTTGAGTCTTGTTGCAGGCTAATTTGCGGGAAAATGTCCTTGTATGAGTCGGAATCCACTAGATTTCGGACTCGACGACCAAAAGTCTCGGCCAAACTCGCTGTATGCGAGGCCATAATGACCTTATTCTGGGGAAATTTACCCAAATACCACGCTGGCGCGAGGTAAGAAATCAATTCAGACTTGCCATGACGGGGCGCAATATTAACAATCACCCGTTTTTTCTTGCCAGAGGCAATATCTTCGAAGATTTGGGCAAGTTTGAAGTGATGCGGACCTACTTTATAGCCGGGATAGACGTGTTTTACGAAATCCAAGAAGGAAGTTCGCCCAAGTTGCTGTGTAACTTGGGTTTCGTAGGTCTTTAAAAGGTCTAAAACCCGCTTTTTCTCGTTCAGTGGCAGGTTTGGGGCGAGTTTTTTGAGCTTAAATATCTGCTCTGGACTGATTTTTAACGCTTCACTCATCGATTTCGGGCTCGGAGCGTACGATTTCGTTGGCTTCCACGTCAATTATCTTGTTCTCAAGGCTCTCCAGAGTCCGAGCAAGCTCTCTTTCCACCTCTTCAAGCGTCTGGACTTTGATAGTCGATTCAGTTCTGCGCTTGAAGGCGTCAACACCATCCACTTCTCCAAGTTTTGATAGTGCCGCGACGCGGATCTTCGGATCCTTAGCATGTTCAATCTCTGCCACAAGCTTGTTGACCACGTACATCTTCAATTCAGCGAGGTCGTGGACAATAGACTGATTCATCTGGGCCACCATACCGGCCAGATATGCGAGCGTTTCGTTGGGGTAATTAGTAAAGTTAGGACGTAATTGGGGATCTTTAGCCATCTGCTGAGCTAAGGCAGTGGCCTCCTCAATATTACTCTGTGTGGGAGAAAGGGGCTGGCCGGTCAGGTCCGACATCAGCTTCACCACGTTGGCCCGCATATTCAATTCCTCGGTCGGCGTCAGTCTTGGCATTGCCTCGGCTGCGTTCGACGGGAGCGGGATGTTCTCCTCGATCGGGGGAATCAACGTAATCATGTGATTGATATATGAGTGGTGGGGGGCAGTATAAGACTAATTAAATAGAAATGTAAATATACCGGCATTTTGGGAGGAGGTTGGGACTCCTACCGGGGGGTGTTTCTATAAATAAGGTTAGAACAGAGTGGGGGAAATGTGGGGAGTATTTGTGCAGATTTGGGGGTGTGGGGTGCGCGATGGAACCAGACCGGCTCAGGGGGGTGGCCGGACGGGTGGGGTCGGGTAATTAGCTGCCTGACAAGTGTCAGGAAACTGGACAAAGCCACGCAGAATCAGGCATAAATAATACATCGGCGACGTGCCGATACCGACGTGATCCGGTCTGATCACATGGAGTGCATCATGGCAACAAAGCAAACCCCAGCAGCTAACGCTGCCCTGTCCCTGTCCGTTTACTCTTCCACCATCGCCCGCAAGATTGGCGATCAGGTAGCAGCCACGGGCGATCGTCTGGCTGAACTCGCAAGCGTAGTGCGGGCATGCCCCGATCTGATCGGTTTCGGCGATCAGGATTACGATTACAAGACACCCGCTGCTGTTTTGTTTTACGACGATTTCAGCGCGGGTGTCGTCGATCGGTACTCGAACCAGCGCGGCGAAATGCTCTATCGGGCGATTATCCCTGCTGGCGCGGAAACGGCTGACGGTTTCGTCGCATTGACCCGCGACGAATTTGATGCACTGCGGGAGCAAAAAGATCCGCCCGTGCTGCTGGCACTGACCTATCACCTTGCGTGGTCAATGTCTCGGTCTGATTTTGGGGCACTGGAAAAACGCCCTGCGTCTGTCGGCGGATCGGGTCTGTTCGGTAAAGCATACAAGTCTCTGATCACGGAAATGCGAGACCGGGCGAACAATTACCGGGATCAAAACTGGAAACGTCTGCGCCTTGCATGTAGCACTGCGAAGCGTACACGGACAGCAGCAGCATCTGACTTCGAGACGTGGCTGCTGGGCGAGACCGGCAAACCCGGAGTGCTTGATCAGATTGAGACCCGCGCGGCGAACGCAGCAAAACGGGGTGATGAAGCGGCAGACACCGCCAAAGTAAAAGCGGCGATCGCAGCGTTCCGTAAGGTCTGGGACAAGTAAACCCTAGACCATGCAGCCCGGCAGACGCAAGTCTGCCGGGCTTTTTTTGCGCCCTCGCCCCGCGATGCCAGTTCTTCGTCGTCGCGCGCATGCTAGGCTCGTGCGTGTAATACACGGCTGACGCGTCACGATCGCACTGAGTAATTAAATAACAGCGTTTTACTTCATTTAGCTAAATAGTTTCCTGACAGTTGTCAGGGAAATTTCGGCGGTTTTTTGCTTACGTAAACTTTTTGTTCTAAAAATATAGAACAGGTCAACAATAGGGGTATTTGTAAGTCCTTGATTTTAAAGAATGTTCTACTTGTTCTATTTGTTCCGTAAAGTTAGGGTATACGCCGTCCGGACGCATCTTTTTGCAAGCGAGGGGATTGGCAAGTGGGAACCTGACGTATAGCAAAAAATGAGTCGCCAACCCCCCGTCCCCCCCAAAAATCTTAGAACATTAGAACAAACAATATTATTATATATATATATATATATATATATATATATAAATCAAGCACTTACACACTCTCTCCCCCTTCACATACGTAAACTTCTTGTTCTAACTTTACGTTTATTTTTAGAACAAATTTTAGAACATTAGAACAAACCCAGAACACCCCAAATCCCTCACCAACCCCCGCTATAACTAAACTATTTCATCTAGACGCTTGACGTATACGTCAAGTTATGGTACCATACGCTTTGGGGCAGGCTGATCTTTGCTTTCCCCTACCCGGCGCAGTTGCGCTACTTACTTCCCTGACAACTGTCAGGATTTCAACTGAGGAGCAGACCATGAAGCAACCCGACCACATCTCTCACCCCGACCACACCGCTGTCCCCCGTTGCCCCGATGAGGCAACCCTCTTCCTTTTGATGGAGAGATTTATTGAGCGAGGTTACGCAATCGTCGCATTCACCCCTGAGGAACTCGGCGAGGCAGATCCCGACGCGGTTGCCTCACACATGATTGAACACGGTTGGCAGATGATTGACACAGAGAATGCGCCGAAGACCGAGGAACGCGCCGACGACTACAACCCCGACAGTTATGTATTCAATCCCTTGACTGCACCTGCCAAAGACAACTACAAGTTCGTCCCCCCGCGCTCCTTGACCATCGTGACCCCAACCACCGAGTGCGAGACCGAGCTTGAAGAACAGGCTTGGCAGGAACTTGAGCAGCGGATCCAGAAAAGAGGGGAGCAAGAATGAACGACGAGAGCGACACCAAGATCCGCCCGCATTGTTTGCTTTGTGGAGAGGTTTTCTCCGCCAAGCGTCGCAAGAACGGGTACACGCTGTGTCTACCCTGTGGAGAGGAGGAGTCGCGCAAGACCCGACACACGATTGCCCCCCTGCACAAAAGCAACTACATTCACGTGAGAAATCCTGCCGACCTGATCGGTATAAACCTCAAGCAAAGGTAAGTCATGGAAAAGATCGGAGTGCAAACAATCAACCCCGAGACCACAACCCCCGAGGAGGCCGAGATTTACACCCGCTCGCGCATGATGGAGATGTTGGTCAACAGGCTGTTCAATACTGAGATGGAGGTCAATGACACAACGCGCATCTTTTCGCTTCAAGAAGAAATTTCATTGCTGGCTACGATGTTGACCATCCGGCTGATCTACGTAGGGATAACCCCTGAACAAGTATGCGAACACATGACCGAGCGCTATCGCTTGATAGAGAAGGACCTGAAAGCCAGCATGAAAGCAACCCATGCCCCCTCGCAGGTGGTTCAGTGATAGATAAAGTTTTTGTTGTAGACGCTTGACGTATACGTCAAGTTATGGTACACTTCGGTTTGGGGCAGGCTACTCTTTGCTGCCCTGTGGTTAGTTCAGTTTGCCTCGCTCTTTTGCAGTTAGTGTCCTGACAAATGTCAGGAAACAAATCAGTCACCATCTAGTAAATCAATCAGTCAGGAGTAGTCATCATGTTGCAAAAGCCAGCCCATCTCATCTCGCTCGCCTCCAGTGGCGTCCTCGTCAACGTCGAGATGAAGATCCCCACCTTCACCGCTGCCGCGCGTAGTGCAAGCGCAGAACTCACCGCTGCCAAGAAGGCGGACAAGAACGCAGCCAAGGTCACGCAGTTTTTGCTCGCAGGTCACCCGCTGCACAAAGCATTGATGAACCACCGTCAGACAGTGGACAACTGGATGAACCGCGTGGCGTTCGAGTGGACAAAGAAGCAATACTTTCTTCCGTTCATGCTCTTGCCCAAGTTCAACGCAGAGTACAAACAACTAAAAGCGGACTGGGATGTGATGCTCCAGAACTTCTATAACGCATACGACGGGATCATTTCGGACATGGCTTTCAAGCAAGGCGACATGTTCAACCGCAACGCCTACCCGCACAGGGACAAGATGATCAAGCGGTTTTCGATGGAGCTTTTCACATGCGACGTGCCAATGCAGGACTACCGCTGTTCGATTGCTCAGGAGATCGCCGAGGACTTGCACGAGACATACAGCCGACAGACCAAGGCAATCATCGACAGGCTGGCATCCGATCAACTCAAGCGCATGGGTGACGTGATGCGTTCAATCTCTTATTGTTGCGAGACCGAGGAGGTGACGGACGACAAGGGGAACGTGAAGACCAAGAAGCGCAGGATCTACGACGCAACGATCACCAAAGCGCGTGACATGATCAACACGTTCAAGGAGTTCAACCCATCAAACAACCCCGAGGTCGAGGCCGCGCGTAGTGAGCTAGAGCAAGCACTGGCATCATTTACGGCAGAGGACATCCGCGAATCGGAGGCCGTTCGCAGCATCGTCAAGGAGGGTGTGGACAACATCTTGAACAAGTACGCAGTGTTTTCATCCATGAGCGAAGAGGAGGAGATCGACGAGTAACCCCGCGCTAACCAACCACATCAACATCAATCACACAAACCACTAACCAACGCCCTGACATCTGTCAGGAAACTAATAGAGGACATCATGCAGATCAACACCGTTCCCCTGATGACAATCGCCGACCTGCGTCGTGCTATCCCGGTGATCACGCCCTCACTGACAATGGTCATCCAATCCGAGCCCGGCTGCGGTAAGACTTCACTACTTGCTATGGTCGCAGAAGACATGGGTGACCGCTGGCGCAAGCCCGGTGATGACTATCCGGACGACAAGTATGACTATATCTACGTGGACTGCCCAGTGAAGGACATGCAGGACATCGGCATGGTCGTGCCCAACCATGAGAAGCAGAGCCTTGAGTATTACGTCGCGTCGCTGTTCAAGATGGGTAGCGGCAAGCCGAAGTTCATTTTTCTAGATGAGCTATTGAAAGCACCGAAGATGCTGCAAGTCATCTTCACTCGGTTGATGTTGGAGCGGATGATCGGTGACGTGCCGCTGCCGCAGGGATCGATGGTTGCTGCCACATCTAACAATGCTTCAGATGGTGTCGGTGACACGATGCTCGCTCATGCAGGTAATCGCGTGTGTCGTGTGGAGATGAAAAAGCCTGACCATGACGAGTGGGGACTCTGGGCGGCAGAGAACAACATCCATCGCTCTATCCGCACGTTCGTTGCTCTCACGCCGCGCTGTTTGAATTCATACCGTGACGGTGGGCAAGAGAATAACGAGTTCATCTTCAAGCCAAACATGGGGACGCTTTCGTTTGTCTCGCCGCGCTCGCTTGCCAAGTCGGATGTGATCGTGCGTAACCGTGACGTGTTCGGGCCACAGGCAACGCAAGCAATGCTCGCTGGCACAATCGGCGCGGCTGCGGCTGCACAGATGAGTGCGCTGATGGCTATGGATAAATCATTGGATGACGTGAAGGACATTGTGCGCGACCCGGACAACATATCTGTGCCTGATGACATCGCCGCTCAGTTGATGATCATGTTGCAGGCGGTGGATACGCTCGACAATCACGATGATCTAGAGAAGTTTATGGTGTGGGTCAACCGTGTGCCGTCGGCCGAGGTCCAATCGATCTTCTTTACGCAGATGGTACGCACACCCCGCGCTTCCAAACTCGCACGTCGCAACGAGGCAATCAAGAATTGGTGCATCAAGAATCACGTGTTGCTGTAATGCCTGAGGCTCGGGGGAGACATTAGCGTTTCCCCTAATAGTCAAGTTGTGTTTTTGTAGTGAAAATGTAGTCCCAACGTAGGAGTCAGTCATGCAAGACGTTATGTCTATAGTCGAAGAGCAGTCGATGCGTATCAAGAAAGCGCACATCGCGCTAATGCGTCAGCCAAGTACCGCGTTGTACAGTGGTGTCTTACTCATGGGTAAGAACGAGGTGATCGAGGGTAACTTCACTGCCTACACTGATGGTTTGAACAAGCGGTACTGTGCGCAGTTCCTCGCCACGCTAAGTGACCCGGAGGTACGTGCGTTGGTGCTGCACGAGAACCTGCACGTCGCGCTCAATCAGTTGCTGCGCGGCAAGCACTTGTTCGAGGAGTCACGTCAGCTAGCGAATATCGCAGCGGACTTCGTTGTGAACGGGATCATCTGCAACATCCGCGTGAAGTTGCAAGGCACAGAAGAACCATTGCTCAGGCTACCCGCTGGTGGTGTGTTCGACCCGATGTTCAACGATTGGTCTTTCCCTGAGGTATTCGCGTATCTCAAGCAACACTGCCAACCGAAGAACAGCGAGGGGAGCGGCAACCCCAAGCCCAGTGGTCAAGGAGATAGCGAGGGTAATCAGTCTCCTGACAGCCGTCAGGACTCTAATCAGTCAGAGAAGAACGAGATCACAGTCAATGGTCAGACGCATGACCTGACCAACGCCGACGAGCATGACATCGAGCGTGCGCAGTCGATGGATGCTGAGGCAGTGAAGAAACAATCCAAGCAGATCGAAGACGCACTGCGGCAAGGCGGTATCCTCGCTGGTAGGCTTGGTGCAAAGATGCCACGTGCGATCACCGAGGCACTTGAGTCTGCGGTGTCGTGGCAAGACGTGCTGCGTGAGTTTGTGTCCTCACACACCAAAGGCAAAGACGAGTACACATGGCGTCGGTACAACCGTCGCTTGCTCGCTAATGATCTATACATTCCCAGCGTAATGAACGAGACAGTGGGCGAGATCGTCGTCGCCATCGACACATCAGGTTCAATCGGTCAGAAGCAACTCAACGAGATGGCGACAGAGCTTGCGTCGATATGCGAGATGTGCGAGCCCGAGACTGTGCGTGTGCTGTGGTGGGACACAAAGGTCCACTCGGAGCAGAAATTTCTACCCGAGCAATACCATCAGATCCGTACGCTTCTCAAGCCCGAGGGGGGTGGGGGTACACGGGTCAGTTGCGTCGCTGACTACATTGGGAAGAACAAGATCCCTGCCGAGTGCGTCGTCGTGTTCACCGACGGGTACGTAGAGAATTCACCGCAGTGGGCGATAACGATCCCGACGCTGTGGCTTGTTACAGAGAATCGTCACTTCACCCCGCCCGCTGGTGGGCGTTCTGTTCGCATGGAGAAATAAATGAATGGCTACGAACAACGAGAAGAAACGCGCAAAGAAGAATCAGGTGACCGAATCATCGGTTATGTCTGTGTGGGATGCATCATTGTCAGCTTCATCTTTATCTATCTTGGATGGTAATACCACATCGATAGGAGAGTACAGACGTGAGTACCGCAGACATCGACAGCACTACAAGAATCACATGATGGCTGCACACGCATTCATTAAAACCATACCAAGTGAGGAAGAGATTGCTGATCTGATCATCGAGGTGTTCGGCCAGCATTCAGCAAACTTTCTTGACTTGTCACAGTCAGACCGAGAGGAGTATGCATTCAATCTACTAGAGAAGTCCCCGCTTGAGTCTTGCATCATTCAGTTGTTTTGTGCCATGCCACATATGACATCGGTAGCCAAGTTGACGCATCGTTCATACATTCTGCCGTTCTTAGCCAACGTCGTGCGAGTTGGCTCCAAGAGTAACGACATCAATACTCTGAGGACGAGCAGCTTGCATGATATTGCGATCTCCATCATGGATGCGATGACATACAGTTATATCAAACGTCAAATGCCGTCAGGTAAATTCGAGGAGTTAATGCCATGAACATGACCAATCCGTCCATCTTGTCCGTCACCCGTTTTGCCCACCCTCATTGCGCGGGGGAACTCAAGCATGACCCTGAGACTCTGAAACTGTGGCCCGAGCTTCAGATCTTCGTGGCCGAGCTATGTGTTCGTTTCAATCTGTCAATTCATAGTTCAACGCTAGACGGTCTATTCTATTTGTGTACGCCCGATGGTTTCTCCGTGGGCCGCGCGTATTGCAGTCGTACCGTGAACGATAACAATGAGCAAAAAGTGATCTATCACTTTTATAGCCCATACATCTCGAAGTCACGGGGTTCTGATTCTGAGGACAAGCATACGTTTCGTAGCGAGCGTTTGCCGTATCTGATCGCCGCGCTAAAGAAAACATCCGCTTGCGACCACGCATCAGCAGGTCACTGGTTTCGCAAATTCGCAGAAGGCGCATTCACCAACGGGTATTCATGCATAATCCCGCCGAATGTATTGAAGCCAAGCGAGGGGGAGATCAAGTCACTCACGCCTGAAGACATGCTGTCACTACTGGAGTTCATCAACGTAGCGAAACAAGGTCTACACCCGCCTGCGCTAGCCATTTCCGATGATAGGTTTAATGATCACCTGAACCACTACCGGAAACACACCGTTTATCAAGATGCTGTCAGGGCAGAACGAGAGAAATTCAAGCAGTGTACGGTGCTCGCAGTAGATTCTCTGGATCAGATTGTTGTAGCTGAAGTTACCACTGAGAAAGGTCCGTACGCTGACCACAAGTTCACGGTCCATTCTTCTCGACGTGTACCGTCCGCTGTTATTGCAGAGGTCATGCCTGACATCGGCGCAACCCTCGCCATGATGCGTGTCGCTTATGAACATGAGACTGCACACACCAAGTACGCACGTGGGGCGCTGCCGGTGATGGATCGCTACAACGATGATCTAGAGATCCTGCATTATTTCCGTACAAGCGTAGGGCCGTTCTCGCCCGCACACGCTTTCATTGCCAAGTAGCATGGCGCAAACCCCAGAAGGAAAGGTAAAGGCTAAGGTCGATAAGATCTTAGCCAAGTTCAACTGTTACTGCGTCAAGCCGGTGACGGGGGGCTACGGGTCAAGTGGTGTCCCAGACATACTTGTATTGCTTGACGGTAAGTTTATCGGTATCGAATGCAAAGCCGGGAAAGGAGAGCCCACGCTATTACAGATACATCATCTGAAACAAATCGTAGCCAATGGCGGCTACAGCATGATCATCAATGAGACCAACCTTCCACAACTAGAGGAAGTGCTATGCAAAATCAAGGACAACCAAATACCACCGAGCATGGTGCTGACCGCATCTATGCGAAGTGGCGATCTGTAACTGACGTACAGAAGACGTGGCGTATGTACGGTTGGGTTCCCCCGACCGAGTACCGTGATGACTATCTGTTCAAAACCAATCGTGAGTTCTTTCAAGGAGTTTAATCATGCCTCGTCCTAGTATTGCAGTAGCCAAAGTCAAAGCGTTGCTTGTGGATAACCCGAACGCGACGATCGATGACGTACATAAACATCTGGGTTCAGGTACGCGCCATCGTGCGGGTCTGGTCTTGGAGGTTGCGAAAGGTATTCGCCCGACCATCAAGGTATCCAAGAAAGTGAAGAAGGTAAAGAAAGTTAAGACTGATCCAGTACAGCTTTCGTTGCCGCTCAACCTGCCTAAATTGCCTCCTGACAAGCGTCAGGAGACTAATTCGATCACCAAGATCCTCACTGAGCGAGGCAAGCAGTACGGCTCGTTCGTCGGTCATGCGTATATCACGCAGAAGCTGAAGGCGCTGATGATTGACCACGCCAATGCAAACGCTGTGACTCTGGAAGCGGACCAGCAAGAAGCGTTGGAGATGATCGCGCACAAGATCGGGCGCATCGTCAACGGCAATCCGAACTATGCCGACTCGTGGACGGACATCGCTGGCTACGCACAGCTCGTGGCTGACCGTCTTCTCACCAATACAATCCGCTAACAACGGACAGCGACAGTGACGGAATGGGTAGACGTGGCGGACTTAAAATCCGCCGCCCTTGGGCGTGCCGGTTCGACTCCGGCCTGTCGCACCATGAGGAGTAAGCCATGAAACTTTACGACGTGCCCCGCAACACCCGGATCAAGGTCGAGGACTTGGAACTCGACTTCCATCACATCGATGGGATGTACAGCTATTGCAAGACAGACGACGGCGAGGTTGTGCATCTCGCTGCATGGACTGAAGTAGAGATTGTGGAGACGAAGAAATGAAACATCCAATAAACGTCGAGCTCATCAAACTTGCGCAAAGATGGGGCTATTGGGACGGCAATACAGCAGAGTTCAACGATGTCGGACTAGAGGAGTTCGCCGCTGCGATCAGAGCATCTGAGCGTGAGGCGTGTGCGCAGTTGTGCGATGAATATGTAGTTCCAGCCTCTATCGCGGGAGCGCACCCAGATTATTTAATAGGGAAACAAATGGCTTTTGAACAAGCCGCACGAGCCATCCGAGCACGAGGTGAGAAATGAACCGTGACGACATCATCAGGATGGCACGAGAGGCTGGGTTGCTGGGCATTGGCAAAAGTGCGAGCAAACACATAAACGAAGTGGAGGAAGAAATCACAGATGACTGTGTACGCTTCGCAGCCCTCATCGCAGAGCCTCTGCAAGCCCGGATCAAAGATCTGTACCGCCAGCTTGACGAAGCCGAGAAGCAACTGGATCAGCAGTACAAGATGGGTATGAAATGCAAGCTCGATGAGTGCATCCTGATTTTAGAGCGCTTGTATGAGCGATCGGGAGAGCAATACAAACAATACCTGCATGCAGCCAGAGTTTTGAAGAGGGAAGTATGACCCGCAAAGAACTACTCGACGAGTTACAGGAACAAGCCCGCCTACTTGGCATGAGCGCAGAACGTGAGCTTGCACTGTGGGCGAAGATTGACGAACTAGTGAAGATTCTTCGTGCGCTGGAAGCTGTGGACTTTGGTGCTATCTGGTCGAAGGATGCAGAGCGAGCAGCGAATAAAGCGAGAAAGATACTGAAGGAGCTGGAGAAATGACCGCTTACTTCTTCATCGGCTACACAGTTGGTATCGTGCTTGGCTATGTTATCTGGGCACCTGAGACAAGGTTCAAGAAAAACTTTGTTGATGGTATGACGTTGCGGTTTTTGTGGAGGAAGAAATGAGACGCCGCCGGTATTGCGTCATGCTCTACAAGGCCCGCAAGTTTTCGTTCGGCTACAGCAACTTTATCGTCACCCCGTATCTTGGTCGCGCGCGGTACTACGCGAAACGGTTGAAGGTAAGGGACAGGCAGATTGATGTGCGGGAACGTGGACGAGCGTATGTCCTTGCATGGAGTTGGCTATGAGCATCGAGGCAATGAAGATGGCATTGGAGTTTATTGAATCCACAAACAAAAGCGCCGCGCTGTGGATGGTGCCGGACACTCCGTTTACCAAAACAGTTACCGCTCTTCGTAATGCTATCGAGCAGGCTGCGAAGCCGGTAGCGTGGATGTTTGACTTTATGGCAGACAACCGAGACGAGGTAATCCGGGACTGGGTTACGCAATCTCAGGATGACATCGCACGGGAAAACGGTTTTAACGTGCGACCGCTCTACGCCACACCCCCTGCCATCATGCAGAAACCCGTTGCCTACGTTGATGAAAGAATTCACGGCTGGCCTGACTGCTTTGTAATGGAGCCAGACCCACCGCATACAGTGCCGCTTTACGCAGCACCGCGCCAATGGGTCGGGCTGACGAATAAGGACATCATTGAGATGTGGCCTGAAACATCGACGGTCGGGTGGGATGACATTCGGCTAATCGAAGCAAAGCTAAAGGAGAAAAATCATGGTTGAACTTCACTGGGCAACAATCACTTTAATTGGAATGATGTGTTTTCTTGCAGGCTACCGAATTGGGGGTATGTGACATGGCGAACATCAAACCTGTAGACATCCCCAACCAATACAAAGAGTCTGCACACGAGGTTTTGCAAGAGGCGATGGACGAGAACCCGGACACGGTGGTCGTGTTGTTGTTCTGGAAAGCCCAGAATCAATTCATGATTAAGACATCTATGCAGCAAGACAGGCTGAGTCTGATCGGTGCGATTGAAGAGGCGAAGGCGAAGGTTATTAAGGATGGGTACGCATCATGAGTGGGGATCACAACATGAATCAGAAACCTGTGGCGTGGTTTCATGAGGAAAAATACAAGACGCATTTCACCACCGATCCCAGCGAAGACATGATTGGGAAGTATTGGCAACCGCTTTATACCGCACCGCGAGAATGGGTCGAACTGACGGACGACGAAGCGCGTGCGCTGGTTAATCGAGCGACTTTCGGCGATAGAACAAACTGGCAAGCGTTGGTTTACATGGTCGATGCAAAGCTAAAGGAAAAGAATCATGGCTAAGCCCATGACCCGTGTCGAGTGGGAAGCATGGGTTGAGAAAGCGTGGGACACAGCCGTAAAAACGGCGCAAGAGCCAAAGGAATGGGTCGGGCTAACGGCGGAGGAGATTAACGCGATCTATGTGCAACACCACAACCAATTCGGTGAGTGCATATCAGGCGACTGGGGGTATGAACGCGACATCGAAGCAAAGCTAAAGGAAAAGAATCATGCTGGTTAGCAAAGAATGCTATGAACGAGGATGTTCCTGCTACGACGACAGAGTAGACAAAGACCCGGTAGAGGTTGTGAAACGTGAGTGGGTCGGGCTGACAGCCAAGGACTTAGCAGAAATACCTCCAAGCGCGTACGAAGGTGCAATTTGGGCAGATGCAAAGCTAAAGGAAAAGAACACATGAAACCAAAGCTGTGGTATCACTCCGTGAGTGGACGGATACGTTTTGAAGAAACAAACGGGTGGATGCCGTTGTACGAACATCCGAAAGAATGGGTCGGTTTAACGAAAGAAGAGCGTCTGAAAATTTCTACGGAAAACAAACCGTATGTAGCTGACATTATGGCAGCGCATGAGGAAGAACTGAAAAGGAGAAACACATGAGCAAAGAATTTATTTCTCGTGGCGACGAGATTTACAAACCACGCTTGGCGCAGCCCGGTAAAGATGTCATATGGGTGCCGACGCCGAGCAAGCTGATCGCACAGACATTAGAGATCGCCAAAGTCAATGAGAACGATCTTCTATTTGATTTGGGTGCGGGGGATGGCTACGCCGTCATTGCAGCCGCACGTGACCATAATGCACGAGCAGTCGGTATCGAATTTAATCCCGACATGGCAGCGCTTGCTAGGCGAAATGTCGAACGCGCAGGAGTCTCCGATCGCGTGACCATTATCAACGGCGACATACTTCAAGAAGATTTTACGCAAGCTACAGTCATCTTCATGAATCTACGCCCAGAGCTAAACCGACGTTTACAGCCAGCCTTGTCGCGTATGCAACCCGGCACCAGAGTAATTTCTATTGGATACGCTCTGGAGGGCTGTGAACCGAGTGATTCAGTAACCGCAGACGGCGCCACCGGCTATGTATGGGTGGTCACATGAGCATGTGTACGCAATGTGGCTCATGGACTTCCAAGACCAAAGAGACTCGCAAAGATACCCGCTATAACTGGAAATGGAGGTGGCGTGTCTGCAATGACTGCGGGCATGATTGGTCTACGTATGAGATCCCTGTGGAAAATCTAGGCGAAGTTGAACCCGCTGACCCCAACGGCAAACTTGAACGCTAACTACCCCCCTGACAACTGTCAGGAGCCTAACTGAGAAAATCATGACCGAAACCAAGTATGAACCTTTACCGCTCTACCAACTCACAACCAAGGACGATGAGTTCATCTTGAAGGCGAATGCGGGTTTATCCCAATTGCTCAACAACACAAACGAAGTCACAGTGCGGTACTACAGTAAGACACAGAAAGAGACGATCACGATGGCCGCACTGTTCCGCAAAGAGTTACATATTGCGTTAGACATCTTCCTAGACAGGATCCGCGATGGCAACGAAAAGTAAACCCCCTGCGCTTCAATGGCCGTTCCCTGCGGTCTTACCCAAGTACAGCGCAGCCAACCCACCCCCAACAACAGAGAAAGAACGTGCGAAGCGCAAGTCCAAGAAAGACTTCCAATCCATGCTCAATGAAACCGGGAGCCCCCCGTGGTAACTGATCTGATCACACTCGACTTCGAGACGTTCTACGATGACGAGACCGGCTTCAAGAAGCAGACGACAGAGGAATATCTCCGTGATCCACGCTTCCACGTCATCATGGTTGGTATCAAACGCAACGACGACCCGCCCTTTTGGGTGCCGGGGCCACAGGTTGCCGAACGACTGAAAGAACTGCCGTGGGATCGCAGTCTGCTTCTGTGCCACAACACGCTGTTCGATGGCGCGATCTTGGCATGGCTGTTTAAGATCGTACCCGCCGGATACCTTGATACGTTGAGCATGGCTCGCGCATTGCATGGTGTAGATGCCGGGGGGTCACTGGCATCATTAGCTGAGAGGTATCAACTTGGCAAGAAAGGCGATGAGGTCATCAACGCGAAAGGCAAACGCTTCGTTGACTTTACCCCGGAAGAATTACAGACGTACGCAAACTACTGCATAAACGACGTGCAGCTCACGTATGACCTGTTCATAAAGCTCGCCAAAAATTTCGACGAGTCCGAACTCAAGCTCATCGATCTTACGCTGCGGATGTACACGGAGCCGGTCCTTAAGCTCGACGACGCGCTACTGAATGGCCGCTTAGAGCAAGTAAAAGAGGAGCGCAACGAGTTGCTGCGTGGGCTGATGACACAGCTCAAGTGCGAGAACGAAGAAGAGGTGCGGAAGAAACTAGCCAGCAACAAGCAGTTCGCGTCTGTCTTAGACAGCTTCGGGGTTGACCCGCCTATGAAGGTTAGCCCCACCACTGGCAAGCCGACCTTCGCGCTAGCTAAAACGGACGAGGGTTTTATCGCGCTGCAAGAGCATGAGGACACATTCATCCAACATCTATGCGCTGTGCGTCTCGGCACGAAGTCCACGATGGAGGAGTCGCGGATCAAGCGGTTCCTCGACATTGGGTTCCGCAACCGGGGGCATCTGCCGGTCCCACTAAAATACTACGGCGCACACACAGGTCGATGGGCGGGGCAGGACAAGATCAACCTCCAGAACCTGCCGAGCCGCGACCCAAAGAAGAAGGCACTCAAGAACGCGCTGGTTGCACCAGAAGATCATTACATCATCAACGCCGACTCATCACAGATCGAGGCGCGGGTGCTTGCATGGCTAGCTGGTCAAGACGACGTGGTGCAGCAGTTTGCTAAGGGTGAGGATGTCTACTCGATCTTCGCATCGAAGATTTACGGACGCCCGATCTCCAAGGCGGATCCCGTCGAGCGGTTCGTTGGCAAGACTTGCATCCTCGGACTCGGGTACGGCACAGGCGCAGCAAAGCTACAGCACACGCTCGCCACGGCACAGCCAGTCAATAAGAACATGACTATTGACGAGTGCCAAGACATAGTAAAGATCTACCGCGATGCCAACGAGATGATCCCTCAACTATGGCAGGACGGGGACGACGCCATCCGAAGCATGTTCCACGGCGGGGGCGACTACTACTTTGACCGACGTGGGAGCCTGATCATCACGAAAGAGAGCATACGCTTGCCTAACGGACTTCATATCCATTACCCGAATATCACGCTGGAACAGGGTAAGTTTACGTATAAATCTCGAAAAGGTCCGGTCTCGATCTGGGGCGGAGTGATCGTCGAGAACGTGGTGCAAGCCCTTGCCCGGATCATCGTGGCTACACAGATGCTCAAGGTCGCCGAGCGGTACAAGGTGGCCTGTACTGTGCATGACTCGATCGTCGCTGTCGTTCACAAAGACAAGATCGATGAAGCCGTGAACTACATCACTGAATGTATGTCTACACCACCAAGCTGGGCGGAGGGTCTGCCCATCACATGCGAAGCAAAGTACGCGCAAGCGTATGGACAATGCTGAACCAACCCGATATAGTCAAAGGAAGCCGTTATGTCAATCATGAAACAGAATGAAAAAGCTGAAACGCACGAACAAATTGTCTACGATCTAAAAGGTATCACCTACGTCCCACACTACCGAAACAGCTCAATCTTCGTCGGTCCCGGTTATCCAAGACATACCAACACACGGTATTCAAAGGCAGAACTGTTACTGCGTGGCGCAAAGCCACGGACTGAGTTTTTGTGGTCGCGTGGCAAGACGGGGGATGTTTCCGACCGTAACCCATAGAGGATCTATGTCAGCCACCGACTTCACTTGGTCATACTCTTCGCTCAAGGACTACATCAATTGCCCTCGGCAGTATCACGAGGTCAAGGTTCTCAAGCGGTTTACTAAACGTGTCACGCCACAAATGCGGTATGGCACAGAAGTTCACTCAGCCATAGAAGATTATGTGCGTGAGGGTAAACCCCTAAAGAAGAACTATGAAATTTACAAGCCAATGCTGGATGCGGTCCGTGAGATCCCCGGCGAGAAGTTTTGTGAATTCAAGATGGCGCTTGACCGAAACATGTCCCCGTGCAGTTATGGCAAGAATTACTGGGTACGTGGGATTGCGGACTTGGTGGTCATCGACGGCGACAGTGGGTTTGTCATTGACTACAAGACTGGCAGTAACAAGTACCCGGACCCGAATCAGTTGAAGTTGATGGCTATCATGGCATTCGCGCATTTCCCCGAGCTTCAGAGCATCAAGGCTGGGCTACTGTTCGTAGCCCACGCTAGTTTTGTGACCGAGGAGTACACCCGCGACATGGTGTCGTCAATGTGGGAAAAATATTTCGCGCCCGATCTCGATCGCTTACGGGGTTCTTACACGAGCAATGTGTGGAACCCCAACCAAACCCCGCTGTGCGGCTGGTGCCCAGTGGATACATGCGAATACCACCGAGGATAAGTATGGAAGAAGTCATTGATCACGCGATGCCGCTTATCAACATTCGCGCACTCACAAAGACAATCGAGCAAGAACTTCTCAAACGGGATTTCTTAGCCGCACGTGAGACCTCACTGAACATGATCGTAGAAGTACGCGCTTTAAGTTTAATCATCCGACACATGCAGCAGCAAGAAGAGGCGCTAACGCAAGCGAGGGATAAAAATGCCATACAAGAACAAACCGAGACCGTATAAAAAAGAGTATCAGCAACAGGTCGAGCGCGGCGAGCATGAAGACCGCATGGAGCGCCAACGTGCAAGGCGGACGCTCGACAAGAAAGGTGTTAACCGAAAGGGTAAGGACGTGGCGCACGTCAAAGCCTTGAGCAAGGGTGGCACGAACGCTGATGGATACAAACTTGAATCGCCCAGTAAGAACCGATCGTTCCGTCGCAACTCTGACGGTTCGATGAAATGAGCAGTTGCAGGGCGTCGCTGTTAGGCGTGAGTGGGCGACTGGGGAAGGCTTCAAAACCGCGCCAGCTAATTAGCGGGACTCCTCTTCGCTGAATTAGCCGACTAACCCCCGTAAGGGGTCAGTACAACACGTAAAGGATCGTCATGGAAGTCATTGATAACACCGCGTTGCGTATCGTTGTACCGACCGGTGATGTACCATCAATTAAAAATCACATCGAGCGATGTGAAGTCTTGCAAAGTAATACACAGCACTCTGAGCTGTTGGTCTACTGGGGTATCAACGAGATGCAACGTCTCGCAAGGCTGTATGCCGACATACCCTCACCAATCGAACGCGACTACAAGTGGCCGGGGCTCTACAAGCCCTTCAAACATCAGCGCGTCACTGCTGCGTTCCTGTCTATGCGCGATCGTGCTTTCTGCTTCAACGAAGCGGGTACAGGCAAGACCTCCTCCGTAGTCTGGGCAGCGGATTATCTGATGCAAGAAAAGCAGATCAGACGTGTGCTGATCATCTGCCCGCTGTCGATCATGTACTCCGCATGGCAAGACGATATCTTCAAGACGGCGATGCATAGGACTGCGGCCGTAGCGCATGGTGACACGAAGAAGCGCCAGAAAGTTATTAGAGGAGAGTATGAGTTCGTCGTGATCAACTACGACGGGGTGGGTACGGTCGAGGACGACATCAAGGCATCAGGGTTTGACCTAATAGTCATCGACGAAGCAAATGCGTATAAGAACACTTCAACTAAACGGTGGAAGACCTTGAGCCGCTTGCTTACCCCCTCTACACGCTTGTGGATGTTGACCGGCACCCCAGCGTCACAGTCCCCTGAGGACGCCTTCGGCCTTGCCAAGCTCATCTGCCCCGGCAACGTACCGAAGTGGAAGACCACATGGAAAGAGCAAGTGATGTATCAAGTCTCGCGCTTCCGCTGGCTCCCCAAAGTGAACGCTCGCAAGCTCGTGTACCAAGCTCTACAGCCCGCGATCAGGTTTGAGAAATCACAATGCCTTGATCTACCTAGCGTGACATATCAGACGCGCCATGTCGCACTGACTGCGCAGGTTGCGAGGTACTACAAACTGATCAAGGATCAAATGCTCGTCGAGACTGCGGGCGTACAGATCACAGCGGTCAACGCTGCTGCGAAGGTCAGCAAGCTGTTACAGATTTCAGGTGGCGCAGTGTATGCAGAGGGCAACGACATTGTTGAGTTCGACATCGGCCCGAGGCTCGACACACTGCTTGAGGTACTGGAAGAGACTGAGCACAAGGTCATCGTCTTTGTACCGTTCCGTCACACGATCGAACTCGTCAGCAAATTTTTAACTAGTAAAGGAGTGACCAATGAAATCATAAGCGGAGACGTGACCGCTCGTAATCGAGCAGACATCATCAGTCGATTCCAAAAGCAAACTGACCCACGTGTACTTGTTATTCAACCTCAGGCGGCTTCGCACGGTGTAACACTGACTGCCGCTGATACCGTTGTCTTCTGGTCCCCCGTAACAAGTGTGGAGACATATCTGCAATGCATAGCGCGGATCGATCGTGTCGGTCAACAGAACAAGATGACCGTCGTACACCTGCAAGGGTCTGCGATCGAGAGACAGATGTACACAATGCTACGCAACAAAGTGGATCTGCATAGTCAGTTAGTCGATTTGTACAAACAGGAGTTAGAGAATGAGTGAGACCGCTGAAGTAAGCATGGAAAGTGATCTTGGCTTTGAAGATCTGGTCAAGGCATACATGAACATCCGCGAGGCACGTCAGCAACTGAAAGAGAAGTACGAGCTTGATGACGCCGCGCTATCGAACGATATGAACACTATTGAGGGACTGCTGCTCAACAAGTGTAACGAGATCAACGCAAGTAGCATCCGCACAGGTTATGGCACGGTCGTGCGCAAGTTGAACGAGAGGTTCTACTGCAACGATTGGCCGAACTTCAGAAACTTTGTTCTTGAACACGGCGCGATCGAACTGCTAGAGCGTCGCATTCATCAAAGTAACTTCAAGGAATTCATGGAAGGTCGGCTAGAGAAAGACGGTCTGCCTCCCGGAGTAAACGTCATGCGTGAGTATGGCGTAGTTGTTCGTAAACCCACCAAGTAAGGAAAGTCAATCATGGCTAATGAACTCGCAACCCTCATCGCTAACAATCCTGCACTCGTTCAAACCGGGCTCGATGAAGATACCGCCGCCATCGCAGGTGGTAGTCGTGGGGGCACGAAGCGTATCTCGATCAAGGGCGGCGTCTTCCGCAAGTATGTTGGCGGTAAAGAGGTCGGCGCGATCGAAGACCGTCACATGAACATCATCTTCGTCAAGATGGCGCACAAGCCCGCGCGTACGTACTACGAGCAAGACTACGTGGAAGGCGAGCGGATCAGCCCGACTTGCTGGTCTACTGATTCCGATACCCCGGATGCGGAAGTCCCGAGTCCGATGTCCGACAAGTGCTCGAACTGCCCGAAGTCAATCAAAGGCTCGGGGCGGAACAACAGCGCGGCGTGCCGTCTGTCTTGGCGTACAGCAGTGGTTCTTCCCAATGATCCGTCGGGCGACGTGATGCACTTGACGCTTCCGGCTACTTCTGTGTTTGGTGAGGAAGACAACGGTCGCTATCCGTTCCGTCCGTACATCATGTATCTCGCAGCACACAACGTCGCAGCGGGGCGCGTAATCACTCGCATGGCGTTTGATACTAAATCGCCAACTCCAAAGGTGATGTTCAGTGTGGCCGGGGTTGTACCGGACGAAGATCTCGCCGTGCTCGCTAACCAAGCGAAGAGCCCAGCAGCAGAGAGCGCGATCAAGATGACGGTCTACAAGGCTGACGAGCCCGCAGGTGAAGCCACACGGGCGCAACCTGTGCTGCGCGAGAGCGCGGGGCTCAACGAGACCAAGACCGCTGAGACGAGCGAAGTCATCAAGAAGTGGTCCAAGAAGAGCTGATATGTCGAGGTCATATAGTCAAGAGTTCGTAGACTACGTGACCAAGACAGAACGCGAGAGCGCGGGTATTGATCTAGCAAGGCTATGTATCAAAGCTAATCTGCCCGCTGCTTTCGTGGCACAGTTTCTTGGTGTGTCACGCATGACAGTCTACACATGGTTCCGAGGGGAGAAACTTCGCTTCAAGAATATGTTGATGGTGGAGTCTCTGACCGCACGGATTCAGAAAGATCTAGATGCCGGTAGATTGCCGGTCGATAACAAGAAAGGAGCAAAGGCATACCTTGAAGAGCTAGGTATGCAAAACAAGCAAGAGTAGGTGGCCCCCACCATCTACGACCTTCATAGGCGAGCGAGTCTCGCCTTTTTTGACCCTGACAACAGATGCTAAAACAATTTTATGAGAAAGCTCTTCCAGTCATGGAAGGAGGCATGTACTGCATCGGTGCAGCGGACTCGACAATGCGCGATCCAGATGCGCCACACAAGCCAAGCCCATACGCATGGAAACATCATTGGGTGGAATCATTAGAGGAGGCGTACGACAAAGTTGAACAACTGAAGAAGGCGGACAAATATAATATCTACGTTGCGATGGGCATCTTCCCCGGCCCGAAGCGAGATGCCGAGACTTGCGCTTTTCTGAAGACGGTGTTCCTCGACATCGATGTCGGCCCCGCTGCTGTCAAAGCGAAGATGGGGTACGCGACAAAAGAAGAAGCCATCGCCGCGCTAGATAGATTGATACAAGAAGCAGAGTTACCAGAACCGTTCCGCGTGGATTCAGGAGTTGGTATTCATGCTTATTGGGTCTTTGATACGCAGATCCCGAAACATGAATTCATCCCATACGCCAAACTTTTCCGAGACCTGTGCAGAAAGCACATTGACTTCGACCCAAATGCAAACTCCACAGACGCCGCCCGCTGTATGCGATGGATCGATTCCGTCAATTACTCCGCTGAAACCCCACAACATACGAAAGTTCTTAGCGACGAGCTGCACATATATTCTTTCGACGAGTTCAAAGAATTCTTAGGTGAGCCGCCGTTTGATGTCAAAGAAATCTTAGCCTCCGCGCACAAAGGGCTAGACGAAGAGACTAAGAAGTTTCTGAAGAACGACAACTTCGAGCGGTCGTTTGAACAACTCGCCGCAAAGAGTCTCGATGATGTTGGCTGTAATCAGATCAAGAACATCATCATTAACGCACGAGATTTGGTAGAGCCGCTGTGGTGGGCGGGGCTATCGATTGCGAGATTCTGCGACGACGGCGACACAGCAATCCACAAACTATCCGAAGACTACGACGGCTACAGCCATGAAGAGACAAAACAAAAAGCAGAACGTCTCGATGCCCCCCGAACCTGCCAATGGTTCCTTGAGAACTACCCCGATCACTGTGATGGATGTCAACATCGAGGAAAGATCAACAGCCCTATTTCTCTCGCCCGAGTCTTTAAAGTTGCTCCCCCGTCCAATGAGACGGACCCAATTCGGACGGACGAGGATTCCCAAGGTATTCAAAGTTTCCCGAATGCCCTCTTCCCATTCATGAGAGGGGAGAAAGGTGGTATCTACTACCAGCCGCCACCGAAAATCGACAAAAAAGGGAAGAAACATCCGCAAGATGTAGAGATGATCTTTCCGTACGACTTTTATCCAATTCGCAGGATCTATAGTCCACACGACGGCGAGTGTTTGATGATGCATGTGGATCTACCACGTGACGCGCGTCGATCATTCCTGTTACCGATGAGGTCGGTGTATGCGCAAGAAACTTTCCGCTCACTTCTTACCTCAAATGGCGTATTGTTTTCACACCATAACTCGCAATCAATCATGAACTACGTAATCAAATGGGGGCAGTATATGCAGACCTCGGGACAAGCTGAAGTTATGCGGATGCAGATGGGCTGGACTGAAAATATCTTCGACGACTCGTGGGTCGATCGATCGTTCGTCATCGGCACACGCGAGATAAAAAAGACAGGCGAAGTTACAGACGCCCCAACATCACCGTTTGTGAAAGGCGTGTCACGACTACTGCATCCGCGCGGTACATACGAGAAGTGGCAGCAGTCGGCTCAAGAACTTAACGCGCCGGGGTTCGAGCTACATGCACTCGCCATGCTCGCTGGATTTGGGTCGCCATTGATGTGCTATACATCAACTTCAGGTGTCACCATTTCCTTTACAGGCAAGTCAGGTGTAGCCAAGACCGGTGCTTTGTACGGGGCGCTAAGCATCTGGGGCAACCCGAAAGAGCTAAGCGTATGTGAGACGACGGAGAACGGATTTACTGGGCGCTATCTATCTCTACGCAATCTTCCGTTCGGCCTTGACGAGGCATCGAATCGTGAGGGCAAGTGGATCTCAGACATGATCCACAAAGTGTCGCATGGCAAGACGAAGATCCGTATGCAAGCATCCGTCAATGCTGAGCGTGAGTATGAAATGGCCGGGTCGATGATCGCCATCATCACGACTAATCAGCCGTTATACGCAAAGCTGGAATCCTACAAAGTTAATCCAGACGGGGAAGCCGCACGGCTCATGGAGTTCATGCTTGCAAAGCCTGAAGCACTTGAGATAGGTGGTGGCAGTATCGGTCGCATGATCTTCGACCCGTTTAACTTTAACTACGGTCATGCGGGGCCGAAGTTTGTGCAAGCCTTGATGCAGTACACCGACAACGCTATCCGAGACATGATCAACAGATGGCTAGCGCGGTTCGCTGCTGACTTCGGACATGACTCTGCGTATCGCTTCCACGCTAACGGCGTAGCGTCGATGTTCACAGCAGGAGAGGTCGCGAACAACGCAGGCATCATTAACTACGATCTTGAACGCATATACAAAAGCACGATCAAAGAGTTGATCAACATCCGCGACACAGTGATCGAAGTCAATCGGACAGACTACAGCGCCTTGCTTGGCGAATACATCAACAAGAACCTCAACAGCATTTTGGTGTTGCACGACAAGCGAGTGAAAGTAGAGCCGCGCAATCAGATCGTCGCTCGCATCTCTGTTGATGAGAACTTGCTACAAGTGTCGAAGACAGAGTTCAAGAAATATCTGCAAGATCGAAACATCTCGTCGCGTGAGTTCGAAGAGGATATGCGGCAACGTGGCTATCTCACCGAGGTCAAGAAAGGTAGGCTGACGACCGGATGGAACGGCGGGTTCGGTACAGACCCCGTGTACCTGTACATATTCAAGACACAGATCCCAGAGGAGTGGAAGAATGGACCCGCAGCAGATGCTGGAGCCTGAGTGGATATTCCCGTTTCAAGGCATGGCAGTTGGGGATAGTTTCTTTATCCCCACTGCACGGGTCGCAGAGATGATGTACGCGATTGAGTCGGGGGCCAAGCGGGCGCAAGTCCGCGTTAAGGCTTACCCGACTATCAAGGATGAATGCTTAGGCGTACGTGTGTGGCGGGTGCGCTAGTCTTCCAGCCCGTATGCTTTCAATGATTGAACAATCTGATTCTTAATCATATTTTGCTGAAACATGTTGATCCTGAGCAAGTCTTTACGATCGGCGGGCGAGTAGTATTCCGCTCGCCGAATTTCGTTCGCTTCTTGCCGTAGCTTACGCAGCTCGCCGTTAACATTCTGGTTATACTCGGCGACAATCGCCTCATCAAACGGGTGTTTTGAGATGTAGTCAGCGTACTTGGGCGGGTTCGTAGCAAACATCTTCAAGCGCCGCTCGATGTCGGCAACTTTCTGTTCCGCCTTTGCGAACTCCCGCGCATCAACATTCCCACGTGTGCCAAAGAAAGACCCAAGCAACGGAATGTCGTTCTTGGGATTGAACGCTTTCTCGCCAGTGGAAAGCTGCGATATCCCGTACGGCATCTCGAACAGCAATTTAGCAAATCCATCCGCGTAGCTGTTAGCGAAAAAGTACAGCGAGTTCGGGCTCCAATCAAAGAAGCCGTCAGTCTCATCCGCTAAATATCGAGCAGCGTCTTTATAGATCTCCGGAATCTTGTCCCCAGCAGTATACGCATCACCGAAGCGACGGTTGCGATCATTGTAGATGTCTTGCCCTAGACCATTCTTATTCATCGCAAACTCAATCAGCGGTCGCGCAAAGCTAGGCATGATTGAGTCAATAGCAAACTGAAGCGGCATCTCTGTAGCAGGCATCCGCGAAACCGGCAGCGGAATGAATGAGTCAAACGCGATCTGTGTGAATACATTAGCCAGCGCGTCACTAACTTTTGCTTCACCGAATGTCGCTGAAGCTAGCTGTGCTCCGGCTGAAGCAAACGCGCCAAGACCAAAGCCCCACGGGATCTGAATAATTAAAGGCTCGTCAAGATCAAGCCCGAGCAAGTCTGTAACTTTCTCAGGGATATGGAACCGCGCATACCGGGTCCATTGCTGCATGTTGTCGTAAGCAACGGTATTGCGACCGAGGTCATCGTCATCCGACATCATGAGCGCCATCATATAAACCACGACCCCAGACATGAATAATCCAGCCGTGGCAACTCGGGCATTTTTTTGCCGCGCCAGATAATTCTCACGCCACTTAGCAAGAGCGGCCGGGTCAGTTTGAATTGATGTCGGAAGAGATTTCTCTACGTTTTTAATATTTCTGAATGCAGGCGCTACTGCTTCAATCGCGCGGACCGCACCAGTTGCAGCGGGGCGGAAGAACATGAAGAGAGACCCGAGGATCTTGCCCCACTGTCCGACCTGTTCAAAGTTTGCAAGGTTCTTCACGTAAGCAACCGCTTTAGCTGCGGCCTCATCACGTGACATGCCTTGCTTGATATAACGGTCTCGAACAGAAGCGAAAGCTGCGGAGCGACTGGCAATCTCAAACATGTCGTTCCAGATATCAATGAACTTGTTGATATCTTCGACCTTGCGCACAACGCCGTTACGTCCAAGATTCTTATACAGCTCCTGAAACTGAGAACGCAGGCTCATGCCTGCGAGGTATGACACCATACCCCCAGCGCGGATGTACTCCACCATATCGCGGATGTACGGGTCTTTCTGCGCCATTGAGTTGAGAGCGAGTTCAGCTTGCTTGCCGCCTTTACCATAAGTGGCCGCAACCGTCATAGCTTTATATAACCCATTCTTGAACACGACGCGGTTAGCAAGCGTACTCAAAAACTCCGCCCCGGCCTTCGGACCCATCTCTGCGCCAAGCGTAAACGCATTCGTGAACGCATCAGTCACAAAGTTCTTCGGCGCGAATTGATAGTTGTAGCGAGTATGGGTCTTACCGATAAAGCTAGTGATGCCATTTGCCGCTGTGATGATGCCGTTTACAAGCGGATCTGTATTCTGATATGTCTTGCGGATTGCTTCGCGGTAGTTTTTGTCAGCAACTTTCAGAACATAGACTGTGCCGTCTTTTTCGTAATGAAAGATGTAGTCGGGGTTGCTGCTGTATTTCTTCAGATCTCCGTTATCGCGTTCCGCGAACTTGATAACTTTGTAGACCGACCCACCCAGTAAGCCCTGTCCGTTTGGGTTCTTTTTATCGTTTGCTTCAAGAGAATTCTTGACCGCCAACGTCACATCTTTGCGCCCAGCGCGAACAGATGCTCGCACTGCGTCGGACAGAGCTTGCAAAATTGGATTCGCTGCGACCGTTGAACGCCCTTCCATCGCAAACGCCACGTCCTGCAACTCCGCGCCCATGCGACGACTGTTCGGATCAAGCATTTCATCAACTTCAGTTGCGCCGACACTCTTTTTACGCTCCGCGCCTTTTAACGGCACATAGTGCTTATAGCCATAGAAATTGACGTGGTTGGTAACCGGATCAGACCAATAATTAGATTCTTTATCTAGTTTGGCCGTAACGTCAGTTACTTTTTTCAGAGCGGTAAGTACATCGGTTAATTCTTTTAAGTAAAGGCTCCGCTTGTACTCATTGGTAATGTTATCGACCGACGCTTTATCCATCGCCGTGACTTGATACACATCAGGGTCGTTCGGGCTAGTGGGATAAAAAGCAGTCTCGACACCTTTAACAGTGCCGTCTTTCTTGATTACTTGAAGCTGACTCTCCCCAAATTTATCGACGTATGCAGTCGTCTCATAATTTACAGGGTTGCCGTCTTTATCAATATTTTTAAAGACAATCTTGTTCAAGCGTTTACGAAGCGCTTCAGCTTCAGCTTTAGTGAGTTTGTCCTCTTTCAGAGACTTAAAGATTGCATCGCGCCGCGCATTTGCAGGCGGAGTCAACGGTACAAGCATCAGGTATTTGACCATCCGCCGCTCGGGCTCGTGCAGAGCTTCCGTTAGTAAATGCAACTGCGGAAGAACATCATCAATCTTTTTCCCGACTTTCTTTGCATAGACATCAAGCGCTTGTTCTAGGTCACGATAAACCGGAGCGACTTCCCGCAAATAGTAGTCTTTAGTCTTGCCGGTCGCAGTCGTGATTGCGCTGTAGATCGCAGTGATATTTGGCCCGCTATACGTCAGCTTCTCCGCCGTTGCAAGGGCATCTTCCCACAGCTTGATGAAGTAGCGATCGTTCTGAATATTGCGAGCCAGCCTCTGCATCCCCGGCACACTCGTTGTAGCCTTGCGCCAGTCGTTCGCTGTACGTGGCTTCTCTTTACTGTCAAGTTCATAGTCCGCTGGGATCGTGTTCAGGCTGAGAACAGGCGCTGGCGTCGCCGGTTTGGCAGCAGCGGTCTTCTTAGCGGCAAGCGGTTCAACCTCAACAAGAGCAGGGGCAGTGATGATATTGCGGAAGATTTCAGCGGTCTCGATCAACGCGTTACCTTCAAAGCCGGGGAGTGTGGCTAAGAATGCTTTGCCTTGCTTCGGTACATAACGCTTACCTTTTGGTTTCTCTACCTCGTCAACAACTGCATTATCTTCAGGCGTGACTAGTTCTTCCACCGTATACAGATCGCGTTTCTGCTCTGGCTTCAGTCGAGAATTAAGATCGCTAGCAAAAGCCTTGAAGAATTCGGGCCGCAATTCCATCGCAGTAGCGCCGGGGCGCAGAAGATCAAACATCTTCATGAACATCTTCGTAAATTGATGGAAGAGGTTCGCGGCTTTCTTGGTGTACTTTGCAAGTGGACGTGACTGGATGTTAGCTAACTCAGTTTGAAACCGAGTGTCAGTCATTGCGTAGCTGACAAACTCATACAGACTTTCAAACGCGGGCTTGAATCGTCCGTTTAACTTCGGTTTTGCAGCGTCAAAAATCTTCTGTAAGTGCTGCATTGCCTCGCGCTGCGCGTCAGTCAGCGCGGAGGGATTGGTCAGATACGTGTAAATCGTCTGAACAGTTACTGCATGAACAATCTCATGCAGGACCGTAGTCTCATCCATCCCGTCTTTAGACAGGTAAATCGTATTAGTCTTGGGATCATACTCAGCAAGTTTGCCAGCCGCCTTCAGCCGTGCGTCAACATCCGCGCCTGTCTTAAATTGAGGCGGGTTCTTCATCGCAAAGGCGCGAATCGAACTGGCGATGTGCGACGTAAGAGCGGCAGAGATCTGTTGGCGAAGAGCAAGGATGTCGGCAAAGTCGCTCGTTGCTCCGGTACCTTTCAACTCGTCTTTGCTAGGCTGATATATGCGTAGTCCAGTTGCTGTCTTGGCAATTGAATCTAATACACGACTAAGAATAATTGCAGGCCGAGCTTTGTCTGCTGATTCTAGGTCTTGTTGCAGAGTCTCTTTAAGGCTAGCGCCTTTACCCTTTTCTTGCTCGCTTTTGCGCGTTTCTTCAGCCGCGCGTTCATCAGCGCGGCGTTTAGTTTCAGCCGCTTGATCTTGTTCCCGTGTAGTTTCAATCACCTGCTGTCGCTTAGCACCGCGCACACCGGGGACATACTCGCCCGTCTTGACTAGTGCGTCGGCAACTTTATCAACCGCATTCGTTACATCCTGTACAGTCGGTCGGAAGACATCAAAATCTTTGCCCGCCGAGACTTCATTGACTGGCACCCCAAGTCGCGCAGCAACATCCGCGTTTACCGAATCAGTAAATGTTTTTTGAAGCTCAGGCGATAGCTGCCCCCAAGCTGGCAGATCAAAATCCACCCGATCAGACTGTTCAGCGCGGAACAGATCGTAGTTAACAGCCGACCGCTGCTCAGGAATCGACTGTTTCTTAGACCGTAAATCTTCTAACTCAGCAATTGCAGTCTGATGTTCATCGTACGTGTTGCGGCGGATGTTGTTCAGATAGAAATCACGCTCAGCAAGTGTCAGCTCGCCCCACGACGGGAGCGGTTTCTTTGCTTCACCAAATTCCCCCCGGGCTTCCTCATACAGATCAATCACCGGCTGAGGCGTAGCGCCGCGCTCAAGATCAAGTTGACCTTGTTCCTTTGGTACAGGGGGTTGGCGGACTTCAGTCTCAGCAGTAACTGTCTCAACCGGTTTTGGTTTGCGCCCGCGACGCGGGAACATTTCAATCTGTTCACCAAGTGGCGCAGGTAGACCCGCAACAATTGCAGCCGGGGGAGTTAACTGGACTTCTGGCGCTGCTGTTCCTTGAGCAACCGCTTCTGTTCTTGCTTCTTCTGTTTGGACGGCTTGGGGGGCTTCAGTGACACTGGGGGCTCCTTGAGGTGGGGTAGCAGGAGTTAAAAGTGTGCGCGAGCCATTTGCCCGCATCGGGGAAACCAAACCAGCTTGCTCCATCTGTTCAAGCAATCGTGCGGCGTGGTTATATCCGATCCGGAGTTGCCGTTGAAGCAATGAAATTGAAGGACGCCCCGTCTTCGTGACAATATCAACTGCCTGATCATAAAATTGCTCAGACGTAGCCGCAGGGGGAGTCGTAGCCGCAGGAGGAGTCGTAGCCGCAGGAGGAGTCGTAGCCGCAGGAGGCGCGGGAGGCGCGGGAGGCGCGGGAGGCGCGGGGGGTGCAGGTGTAGTAGCCGCAGGCGCAGGAGGAGCGGGCGGAGGACTGAGATCCTCGGATAGCAAACCGCTAACCTTTGCTTGACGTTCCGCTTCGACTTTCTGTTCTTCTGGGGTTAACGCAGTCTGTGTCTGTGTTTGTGCAGCCGCTTCGGCTTCCGCCTTGGCTTGGAGTTCAGCGCCGCGCTTAGCTTCCTCTTCCTGACGAGCTGCCATACGGGTACGGGCACCACCAATACCCCCCGGACCAACAGACATACCGAATGCAGCCGCAACTGTATCGATGTACTCTTTTAACGCCTCAGCATCTTGTAGAGAAAGCCTAGCGCCGTAGCGTTCAGCAGCAGTCTGGATCAACTCAACCGGCGTTTCTTTCGCGCCGGTAACAAGAATGCCTTTGGTGATGTCCGTGGCAAGGTTGCCAGTAGACTTGGGATTTAACTTAAACGCACCAAGCGCAATCTTATCGCCGATGAATTCCGCAACTGTTGAAACAAGACCCGCAGGAAGAACACGCCCAAGTTCAATGTCTTCTGGGCGTCCTGTTTCTTCAATAGCCCGACCCGTGACCCCACCGAAGCCCTGCACACCTGCTTGTGCGCCAAGACCAATTGTGGCCCCGGTACGCTTAGCTGCTTGTGTCAATACTTGCTTGGCTTCGCGCTCAACAAATTCTTTAGCAGCTTGTTCGCCGCTTTCAGCCGCAACCTTTTGTGCGGCTTCCATCACGCCTTTCTTGATGAGCGTTTTACCCACCAGACCAGCAGCGGCACCGGGGATAGCCCCCACACCCCCGCCACCTATACCCCCCGCAGTAGCGCCCCCGGCCATAAACACAAGAGATTCAAGAACACTACCGAGACCCGCGCCCACCTGATACGGTAGCCAGTCGGTCAGAACAGTAGTGATTCCCTTATCCCACGCATTTGTGAACGAGTCAGACTCTCGGACAGTTTGACGGGCTTCCCCCGCCTTCATAGTCTGGACACCGGCCTGCATCATCTCCGGGCTACCAGCAACTTTGCCCGTCAATGCTTTTACCGCGCCATATGCTTCTTGCAATTGGCCGGGGATATTTCCAATCCCACGGAACAAATCACTGGATTTGTCTTCGTCTGACAACCGACGCGGGCCGGGGGGAGGCGGGGGCGTTAGCCCAACTGTACGCGAAGGGCGTGAAGAGTTCTGATGTAAATAGATCAGCCCTTCATCCGATAAGGACGACAGATCATTGTTATAGAGCGCAACTAGGTCCGCATCTGATAACTTGGAATAGTCCATCACTTTCCTTATTGAAGGAATCCACGACGCCGCATTTCTGCTTCAAGACTACTGGAGCCAGAGGCTCTATTAGCAGAAGCAGCGGCGATCCCCGCCCTCTTCGCCATAGTATCGACATCTTGCTGTGCACGAGCAAGACGTTCTACCACATCAGATTCAAAGTCATTAATTGTTTTAGCCGCACTATTGCGCAGACTCATAGCCTGTTTATTATCTGGTTTATCCTTTAACGACATTGTTGCCATACTTAGTTGCTTTAGTGCCGCAGCATATGGCCCGGTCGGTAGATTTCGTGCGCGTTCAATATCAGCTTCAATCTTCCGATACCGCTCTTGGGCTGCGTTGTAATCACGCATCCGCTTCTCATCCAAGATCTGACCGGATTGCTGTTGAAGTTTAATTTGCTCACGTAGATCGGTATTCTGACGATCGATTGCTTCAGCTTGTAGTTGTAACTCCGTGAGCCGATTTCTTTCCTCATTATTCAGGAACGCCCCAGCAGAACTCAAAGCAGAAGTCCGAGCACGAGTAGTTTCAGTGCGCCCAGCAGCCCCTGCTTTCTCTGCTGCACCACGGCGGCCAGCCTCAAGCCCACGAGCTTGTTCTTCTAAATCGAAGATGTCACGCATCCCGCGCTCACGTGCGGACTCTTCGCGTAGCGCGGCGTTCAACCCACTCGCCCCAGCAGCAGTCAATGCGCCGAGTCCACTTGTACGGCCACCGGCACCGATCAACGCTTGAATCAATTCACGTCGAGGAGCGTTACGCTCAGATTCAGCTAACGTGCCACGCCGACGCTCGACTTCAGCGGCCCGTGCTTTTGCCTCTTCCTGTGCCTTTGGCCCCGCAAGATATTCTTCAGTTTCTGCCCGAATACGCCTTGCTTCTGCGTTTGGATCCATCGAAATATCGGCTTCAGCCTCTTTTCGATATTTTAGACCCAGCGGATCCGGTGGTCCTGCTTGTTGTGCTCCTTGTTGCCGTAAATACGCAAGGCCGCTTTCACGCTGTGTGGGTGCAGCAGGGCGTGGTGCTTCGGGACGTGGGGCAGGTGGGGGCGGAGGCGCTTCTCGTGGACCGGCTGCACTAGTAGTTTGCCAATTAGATAGAGCATGGGGCGTAGCAGAGGTCTCGCGCCCGATCCCCCAATTACTCATCCCATGACGACGCCGTTCCCGTTCTTCACGGATCCGACGTTCTTCCTCAGTTTCTTCCTCTGGGGCTTCAGAAGGACCGCCCGCTTGAAAGGCAACAATCCCACCTCCAGCCATCCGCACATTACCTGCGCCGGGGGCAGCAGCGATCCCACTCATCAACGGGCTTTGCTGACCTTGACCCTGCATAGCCTGCATGATTTGCTTTAGCGCGGCTTGCTGTTGACGTTGATTATTTTGGGCGACACCAGTTGCTTGCTGGGCTACGCCTTGTGAGGGATTTACTTCACTCTTCGCACTTTCAACAGCTTCTTGCTGAAGCGCTTCGACAACAGTTGGCTGTTGCCCTTGCTGCTGCGCCATATCCGCGATCATTTGATTTTTCGCGGACGCTTGCATCTCTTTAACTTTGGCGAGCGCAAGTGCGTCAAGGAGATTGTTGGACATGCCCAAGCGTTTCATCAACGCAGCAGGATTACCTTTAAAGGTTTGAACCCGCGAGTCAACGTCACTATAGATAGACATAGCGCTACCTTATTTCTGCTTAAAGAGTGTATCCAACAGACTCAAGATGCCGCCTGTGCCGCCAAGAATCTCGGACAGAGCACTGGGCGCTTGATAGCCGTAACTCTGCGCCGCAAGGGGAAGCCCCTGCAAGAGTGATTGCGTAAACTGCACTTGCTTGTACGGAAAGTCGCGCTGCTCTTTGAACTGCTCATAGTCCGCAGTGATACCTTGCTGTTCGATATCGCGCTGTTGTCCGCCAAGATCAGCTTGCTTTTGTAGCGCCGCAAGACCGTACTGCTGCGCAGCTTGATTCGCAGCCATCTGACGTTGCTGCTCAGTATTGAACTGCCCTTGTGCCACGTCGTAAGCTGACTTATAGCCCTCGCCTAATGTACGTGCGATATTGGCCCCAAGTCCACGCTCAAGTTCACCCTCAAGAATCGCTTGCCGTCCGCCACCATACGAACCAGCGCGTGACATACGAGATGCGTTTTCCATCCTACGGATATCCGCTTGGCGATTCATCTCGTCAATCTGAGGCTGCAACGCCGCCGTCAGATACGGGTTCATATATTTACTGGCTGTACCTTGATCAGTAAACGACCCCGGCGTAAACGACTTCATCTGATCGGTAGGAATGATCAGATTGCCCAGCCCGCTAAAAGCTTGATTTTGAAGATTCGACGTGCCCGCAGTCAGCGGACCGGTGTATGTCTGATATGGCATGTCCGCGAGCGCTTGCCCGCGACCCAACATCTGCGTGACATACGGCCCCGCCCAAGTCGAGAGATTAGACTCAGTGCTGGTCTGTTTACCGGCTAGAGCATCCGGGGGGATATTCACCCCACCAACAGTAGCTGTGTTTGTACTGGTTGTCATATTAGCCTCGTGCCGGGAGGAATTTATTAGGGTTAATTTGCCGACCCTGTTTGGTTGTACCAGTCCGCGCTTTACGAATGCGGTCCATCATGCCGTACAACTGCTGTGCTCCGGCTTCTGAATTGCCGTTGCCAAGATGGCTAACAACATCAGCAGGGATTACAAACTCACCGTGGCTTAAACGAGCTTCTTGTTTGCCGTCGATATTAGCAGGGATCTTGTCCGCCATACCATCTGTGCCACCTGCGAGATAACGGCCGCGTGCCATATATGCGAGACCACCCTGAGCAAGCCCTCCATTATTTGCTTCAGGCAAAGGCGCAGCCGGTACAGCAACCGCAGCCGCAGGAGGAGCAGTTTTAGGAGTGTACGTAATATCAGAGAAATAACTACGCCCCGCTGAACCCGGCCTGCGATTTGGATCGTTCGGCATCGCTAACTGTTGACGCACAGCAGTGTATTGGGGGATACCGCCTTGATAGCCAGTCGGACGAGAAGAGGCTTCGCTACCACCGCCGAGTTTACGAGTTAATGCAGACAATCCGAGCCCAACAAGCGGATTAATTTTCCCGTCAGTCATTAAGCCCATATCGGTGAGAAGCTTAGGAATACCGGTCAACGGTGGTTTGTTGCCAGACCCACTACCCGAGCCACTACCCGAGCCACTACCCGAGCCACTACCCGAGCCACTACCCGAGCCACTACCCGAGCCACTACCCGAGCCACTACCGGACCCGCCAGCTCCACTACCTCCGGATCCGTCTGAACCGGGGTCCAGCCCGCCCGTATCGCCAGCACCTACACTGCCTGAACCCCCGCCAGACCCATCTGAACCGGGGTCCAGCCCACCAGTATCGCCAGCACCTGCGCCCCCCGAACCACCAGACCCATCTGAACCGGGGTCATACCCGCCAGCATCAGTTGTCTGCGCCGCAGTCCAAGCATCAAGGCGTCTGAAATATTCTTCGTCGGACATGTCATCAGGCAAACTCAGCGCATAAGCGTACAGCCCATTTGCTTGTTCCGGGGACAGACCAGCAAAAGTCTCAACAAGATCAGTATACGCAGGGTTTACATCAAGACCACCAAATTGATTTGGAAGAAAATCAGTCTCTTCCCACCACGGCGTAGAAATAAGATCGGGCTCGCTAGATCCGATACCAAACGCATCGCCGTAATCGTCCCAATTCCAATCATTCTCATCGGCCATAATTTCCTCGCATCGTCTCTAAGATTGCGTCGAAATCATCGGACGCATACGGTGTGTAGAGTTCATCAAACGGCGTCGGCTCAATTTGGACAGGCTGCGGCTGTTGCTGTTGCTGTTGCTGTTGCTGCTGTGGACTACGCCCGCCGAGTAGGGCTAGTAATGGCAAGATATTACTAAAATTAGTGCCACGAGTCGATGATGCAATCCCCGTCCCGGTATCAATCCCAGTCCCGGTTCCAGTCCCGGTTCCACCAGCTCCAGTCCCGGTTCCAGCCCCAGTTCCAGCTCCAGCATCCATCCCCGTCCCCGTCCCGGTTCCGGGACTGACTGGTCTAGTGCGCGGGCGAAGAGCCGGGGGTCTTGCACCACGCGGCGGGGGCGATGGTTTCTCGCCACGCAGCAATGCTGCAAAGAATTTTCCCCAGTCAAATTTACTTGGGTCGGTTTCTTCTTCGATTAGATCTTCGTCGGTTAAATCTTCGTCGGTTAAATCCTCATCAAGCAGATCCTCATCAAGCAGATCCTCGTCAAGCAGATCCTCATCGAGCAGATCCTCGTCAAGCAGATCCTCATCGAGCAGATCCTCATCGAGCAGATCCTCATCGAGCAGATCCTCATCGAGCAGATCCTCGTCCAAGAGTTCATCATCAAACAATAACTCTTCTTCCTCGACCGGAATCTCTTCTTCCTCGACCGGAATCTCTTCTTCCTCGACCGGAATCTCTTCTTCCTCGACCGGAATCTCTTCTTCCTCGACCGGAATCTCTTCTTCCTCGACCGGAATCTCTTCTTCCTCGACCGGAATCTCTTCTTCCTCGACCGGAATCTCTTCTTCCTCGACCGGAATCTCTTCTTCCTCGACCGGAATCTCTTCTTCCTCGACCGGAATCTCTTCTTCCTCGACCGGAATC